CTTTCTCTATATTTATCCCCTCCTTACGTAATTCTCTAAAATATTTACGTATTTGTAATTTTTCAGGCTCTTGAATTACTCTTGATATAGCTTTTAATTCAACAATGATATCACTACAATTAATACCAAATATATATAAATCAATTCTTTCAGTTTCTATACAATGTCTATTACCTTTACTATCTTGATAACAAACATTTATATGCCTCTCCATATCAGAGCATATACCCAAACAATCTAACTCATATTTCAATGCTTTATGATATATTTTTTCATTGTGTCCACTTCCTAATTCATTAAACACCCTTACACAACTATCTTTTATTGTATTTATTAAAATTTCCATTAAATATAATTAAATTATTTTATTTATATTTAATCAAATTTATTACAATTATATTATATATTTTTATTGATATTGTGACCATTTAGATTGACTAAACGGTAGCACTTTAATTTTATCTAATTTAGATCTAAATTCTCTTACTCTTAGTTCATTTTCATCTATTTCTTGAATTTTCATAACTTCATCATTTTTTGGTTTTGGTTTAGAGCCATAACAATTAGCACCAAAATAATAATTAGGATTTTCAAAAAATCCACCGTTCACACCAACATTACCACAGTCTAATCTATTCTCCTTGGGGCCTTGTTGCAATTTTTCCCATGTTTTTTTTTGAGTTGGAAATACAGCTATTTGTCCTTCGGTCCAACCATAATTACACCAATCAGCACCCTTTTTATATGCATCGATGACTTCATTTAATTTTGCTAATCTACCATCATGGGCCTCACACACAGCTCGTGCATCAGCATAAGTGTAGGTATTACTTCCTAAATTATAAACTTGGTCCTTTGTATCTTCAACTATTTCTGGAATATCTTCAGATGGTTTGTTATTTATTGGGTTAGGATGGTCTACATTATCGGTTGTAGGTGGTGTAGCTTCTATTGGCGTATTATCTAATTGTTCAGAATAATTTGGTACTCTATTTTTTTCTGAAAATAAAAATACAATCATAATTCCAAATAATATTATTACTAATGATATTATTATTATAAAAATAATCTTTGGTCTATCAGTTACATTCGTATTCATATTCATATATATAATAACAATATTTTAATTTGCATTAATTTATTTCTTATGATAAAATAAACAATACGCATTATTACTAATTAAAGAACTATTATCAATTTCTCTTACATTACTATCATCATAAACGTACCATTTATTATTACTATTTTTACAATATGCATAATAATGCCCACCATTTGTAGAACCTTCATGATTGCAAATACCATATAAATCATATACCGATGAAAACTTGTCATATCCAATACAATATTTTGATAAATCCATACTATTGATAGGAAAACTTACGTATTTATTATTTTTAATAACATTATTAGAAAATCTCTTTAAATGTATTATTAGTATTTTTGGAAAATTCCAAATTTTTAGAGTCTTTTTTGCTACTTTATATTCATTAGTTTTATCACATTTTACCATGTTATCACCGTCTAATATTTCAGAAGAAGTATATAAATCAAAACAATCATATATATTAATATTCTGAATATTATTAGGTATAGATAAATGAATAACAGAGAATGGCACATAATTTCTAGAAGAAATTGTATTTTCATATTCTACAGTAGATACCTCTTGTCCATAAAATAAATTAATTATAAATGAATAATTATCTTTAAAATATGTTTTCCAAGCCTTCATTGCATCTAATGCCAGTTTATCAGTCTCATTTACGATAGTACCTGAAATTCTAATTATAACCTCTTTACACAAAGCTTCATGCATGGTATCAATCATTAATATTAAAAATTCTTGTGTATCGTTTTGTGCAAAACCTACAAAATTAGCATTAAATTCATCATTTATAGCCATAAGTCTTATTGTCCTATTAAAACTATTCGGTGATATTGTACAATTAGAACTCCATATCCCATCTAATAATCTCTTCCATTCTTTTACTAGAATATGTTTACTATTAGAATCATCATAATCTTCTAAAAATTTATCTGATAAAAAATAGTCAGTTAATTCTAATGTGTTACTAAGACATTGAATTGCAGAATTCATATAACATGTATTACCTAAATTAACTAATCCACTTAAACCTTTATTTTCATATTTTTTTAAAGATAAAGTCATTTAAATATAATATAATATATAATATATAATTAATTAAAAACCTTAAATAAAAATATTATAATAATTAAATGCCAAGAGATACACACGATATAAATAACTTACAAGACACTATAAATCACTTACACACAACAATTAATAGACTTGACCATATAATTAATTATACTCATAATTCTTATCCATATCATTCTTATACCCCCCCTTTTTCATACACTCATCCAATAAATCCGTACATTAATTCTACAAGTATAGCAAGAAGACCACCTACTAATTTTTATCCATTATTTAATCCAGAATATAGTTTTACTTATCCAAATACACCTAGAAGTAGTGCATATAATCATTCACATAATATAAATACGACAAATCAACCACACCCATTAAATACATTTAGAAGGGGGTTTCATAATTTATCGCACACTCCTAGAACAGAAATGTCGAATCCCATAAATCCTTCTAGAACAGAAATGTCGAATCACATAAATCCTCCTAGAACAGAAATGTCGAATCACATAATTCCTCCTAGAACAGAAATGTCGAATCCCATAAATCCTCCTAGAACAGAAATGTCGAATCCCATAAATTCTCCTAGAAGTAATAGAAGACTGCATCAAAATACACCGTATGAATCTATTGAAATTTCAGTTATAGATAGTGGTGTTCAACCTATAAGTAATTTATTAAACTTACTAAATCCTAATAATACTAACGCGCCTTCAGGTATCTGCCTAAAAGATTTAAGGTTATCTACTAAAATAGTTAAAAATACAAATATTTTTGAAAAGTGTTCAATATGTCAAGAAGATATGAAAGAGGGTGAAGTATTAAGAACTTTACGTAACTGTAATCATAGTTTTCATATTAAATGTATTGAAAGATGGTTAGAAGATAATAAAAAATGTCCACATTGTAGACAAAATATTAATAGAAATAATTTAAGTGATATAAATCAAGACGACCCAAATGAAGATGATGAAGATGATGAAGAAGAAGTTATTTAGATGATACTATAAAATTTCTTTCTGTTATTATATTATAATGAAATATGGAATTATATTGCATTGTAATATTTCAAAGGAATTAAATAATATACATAAATTATATAAAGATAAATTAGTGTTTCCACCTCATATTACAGTATGTTATTTAGAAGATTTATCATTAAATGATATTATTAGTAAACTACAAAATACTAAAAAATTTAATATTAGATTTACAAAATTAAATAATGAAAAAAAATATACTTACTATGTACCCAATAATTTGAAAAATATTCATAAAATACTAAAAATATTTATTAAAAATATTTATGCGGTACCTAAAAAGGGGTTCCATATGTCTTTAATGTATAAGGGTAATAAAGACCACATTAAGACATTAAAAAGTTCTCTACCATTAAGTATTCCGATTACCAAACTTTATATTATGAAAGAAACTGATAATGAATGGAAAAAGGTTAAAACTATATTTTTAAATGACTAAAATTCTATTGTATAAAATCAATAAAAATTGATTATCTACAAACTCTTTTTGATTTATCAAAATGACCGATAAACTATATTATACATATAATAATATACATAATCTAGTTTATAATTTAGCATCTAAAATAAACGAATCTGATTTTAAACCTGATTATATTTTAGCAATTGGAGGAGGCGGTTTTATACCAGCAAGAATATTAAGAACGTTTTTGGATATTCCCATTTTATCTATTACTATAAATTTTTATGATAAAAATGATAGAATTAGTGAACATCCTAATATTATACAATGGATAGATACTAAGAAGTTAGAAAATAAAAAAATTTTAATAGTTGATGAAATTGATGATACTAGGCGTACACTAAAATATATAGTTAAATCTATTAAAAATGATGGAATAGTTGATTTAGGTATCGCTGTAATTCATAATAAAATTAAAAAGAAAGAAATAGAATTTGATATCCCATATTTTTCAGCAATAGATATAGAAGATAAATGGGTTGTTTATCCATGGGATAATAATGATATGATTTAAAAATAAACACTAACCTAATTTATTTAGATGGTTTAAAGTAATGTGTAATTTCTCTAACTTTATTTTTTTTATTTTGAGCTTGTCTAATAATATCTCCAAATAAAATTTCAGCGGCTTCTTCATTTTTTAAATCAGTTACTTTGGCTTTAGATTTATCTACACTATATAACTTTCTATATTTTTTATATTTATTTTCAAAATAATCTTTTGGTTTATTATAACCTTCTAGAGTTTGTACTATTAGTCCAAAAACTTGACTTACCGGTTTTTTTATTTGATTAGTAATATAGAATTTATAATCAGGTTTTAATTTATTCTCTAAAATATAAGTTGGATGTTCTACTCTATCTCCTTGTAATATTTTAACCCCTTTTTTTTCTGGATATTCAATATAAACATAAGGTATTCTATCATTTGATTTAGGTTTATTACCAGGGTCTCTTTCGGCCATTCTATCTGCTAAAACTTTATGTGCTATTGAATCCGGATTTTTATAATATCCACGTAAACTTTTAGTTATAACTAACATATCCATACCAAATTTACCATCCAATAAATCCTGTAAACTTGTCTTCATAAATCTAATAGCTTTATTTATATCTTTCTCATTCATAATTATATTAATTATTCCACCATATACATATTTTACAATATTAGCATTATCTCTTCTTTTTAATACAATACCCATACTAGTAGGCTTATACTTATTTATATCAAATTCATATTTATTACCAACATATCTCTTTTTAGATAATAGGATAAATGGCCAAAATGTTTTCTCATATTCTAAATTATGTGGTGCCTTTAGGTCAGACCTAAATTTCTTTTCAAATTGCTCACCTAATTCTATAGATTTCTTTAATGCTTCTTTACCTTTTAATTTATTTCCATTTTCATCTTTAGCATTAAAATTAACAAATATACTATCTGTATCACCATATACTACATCTGTTCCTGGAATATATTCTTGGACTTTTCTAGATGCTCTTTCTAACAAATCTCTACCAGTAGCAGTTGTAGAAGCAGCTATATCTTTCAAATAAATAGGACTTGTTCTAGCCCCAATCTGCCCATATAATGAATTTGCAGTAATTTTATATGCCAGCTGTAAACCATCTAATACTGATTTTTTAAATGGGTCGGATTCTGTCTTAATTTTAGCACGAGTAGATTTACGAGCTTTTAGTAAGAACTGTAAAATTCTAGGAATTACACCTTTCTCATCCCCAAATTGTACAAACCTACATGTTTTTTTACCAACTTTTTGTTTTCCTTTACTTAATATATTTGGGTCAATCCATTTATATACATCATGTGTAATATCTACAAAGTCATATCCTAATTTTTTTATCTCTTCCGCACCATTATCACCCATATATTTTTTATCCAATACTATAGAGTCGTGTGATAAATTTTCACTAATCATAGATGATGGGTATAATGATGCATAATCTAATACAGTGACCGGCGTTTCTAAATAAATACCTGGGGTAGGTTTTAAAACTATAGCACCTTCGTATCCCCCATCATTATCCCCAGTTATATCTTCATCATCAATAGAATATTCATATTTTGGAGCATTAAAACTACCAGCATGTTTAATTCTTGTTTCTTCTTTTTTATGCTTAATTGTAGGGATAAGGAAATTATCTTTGGCACATCGTTTTGATACTAAACTGAAGATTTTTACACCTTGTCCTCGCAAGAATAGATAAGATAATGGAACAGAACACACATTAGCCATACCAATATTATTTGTAATTATATCTAATTTATTTATAATATGCAAACATAAAGCACAATCCTGAATACAATACACAGCAACCTTTTTTCTATCTTTTGCAGTACCTTTTTGTAATCTAAATATATCTTGTGGACTAACATCATCTTTTGCTAATCTCCAAGTTGCTTTTTTATTTTCTAATTCACTTTCGACATTTTTCTCTAATATTATTATGTCTTCTTTAATATCCAATATTTTAATTTTAGCACCATCTAAAAATTTACATTCTTCACCCTCACCATCAATATAATGAATGGTTATAAAATTACCTATATTTAAATTTATAGCTCCTTTTATTTCAAGTTTACTAATTTTACCTTCATTTTCTATTTTCATAATATTATCTTTAATAAATGTCTCGGCAACATAATCTAATTTATATGATACTAAATTATGGTCTTTCTGAATAATTTTAAATAAGTCCATTTGAATTCTACCATGCATAGTTAAATAACTTAATACATTTTCACCTAAAGCAGATGATGCTAATTTTTTATTTTCTAATACAGATGGCAAACCTTTGATTCTTCCTAACATACTAAATTCATCCACACAGTTTAATTCTTCTGCTCGATGATACATGTACGAAAAATCAAAACCAAATATATTATATCCAGTTATTATATCTGGATCTAATTTTTTAATAAATTTAGCCCATGCTATCAATACTTCTCGTTCCGTTTTATATGACTCAACATGACATCCTTCAATGGGTTCACATGTATCTAATGTAATCATATGTTTAATACATGGTAATTTATCCCCATATTTCTGTACTACAGTGCCAATTTGAATAACTTTATCACCTTCAATAGCTGGAAAACATTTATCAAATAATACCATTATTTTTTGAATTTTAATATCACGAGATATATCTAACTCTGGCAAAAATTCAGTTAATTTAGAAACAATATGTATTAACGATAAATCAATTAATTTTATAATATCTTGTAATTTATCACTATCTAAATCTATTTTAGATATTACGTCAGAATTTGATTCTATAATACCATCATAATTTGAAATAATGTAATGAACATCTTTAATATTATCGAAATAGTTTAATAGTTGTTTGAATAATTTTATATAAATTTTCATAGTAATTTTACTAACTTTTTCTATTATACGTTTTGTTGGTTTTATATTAGTTTTAGTATATACCTTGGTAATATTACTGACTGTCTTATTTTCTACATTAATATCTTCAGTAAAAGCATCATCTATTAGAGTTTGTATTAACTCATCATCATCTAAAATGTCATCTATATTAGATTTATCATCATTATCCAATAAATCAAAGTTAAAATTATGAATAATATCTTTTGCTAATACTTTATAGCTTTCTGGATTTTCAATATAATACAATACTTTTTTAGATATCTTCTCTAGATACTTAAAATTAGGTTTTAGGTTAAATTTAGTATAAACATAATTTATATTTTCATTATTAGGTGAATCAATAAATCCCAATTTTATCAAATCACCAATATAATTTATAGGATTAATAATTTTTTCTTTTAAAGCTAGACTTTTTTTTCGGTCTATATTACGGTATTTTTTAATATTTTCTAAAACTTTTTTATAGTTATCAAGTACATCTGTTGCCAATTTTTTATATTTTTTTTTTGCTAAGGGAAAATCCCCATGACTACTATCCGCTTCAATATCAAAAGAAGCAATCTGAAACGGTGCCATATCATCTGTTTCAAACATATCAATATTTTTCCAACGAACATCTACATCAATTTGGCAATTTGAATTATTATTATTAACAGTATATTTACCAGCTTTTAAATTAATCCAACCAGCTGGTAATAACTCTCTAATATGAATAAACCTAATAAAAGGTGTAATATTTGATTCATATAGGTCATATTTTATTGGTATTTTATTTAATGATGGTACTCTTAATTTTTTATTTAATAATCTAATACAAGCATTCATAGCTTCTGTATTTTTGAAATACAATCTGATAAATTTGCAAATTTTATTATTTGTAAATCCCCAAAATTTTTTTTTCATTACTACAGTATGACTAATAATGGAATCTTTGAAAAATTTTGGTTTTATTTGTGATTTAAGATAATTTACAAATAAATTTACTTGTTTACGTTGCCAATTATTAGGTATACTTACATAATAATGTGGGGGAAATCCATGAATATTTACTGAAATAGAAGTTCCATTATTAGTAACACCATACATTCGAATGACATAAGTTTTATTATCTTTAAAGTTAAACTTTTTATTCTCTTCAGAATCACTAGAATCGCTATTACTAGATTCTTCATTCTCATCTAAATCTAATTCATTACTACTTAACCATTCTAATATTTGAAAGTTTATATCTACATTATTGTTGCATAATTTGATATTTTTATCTCCTCTTAACGAGTTCATTTTAATTTTATAAATATAATTTATATATTCAAATTTTTTTTATATAATAATCAAATTAAATTAAATTTCTGACTATATTATAATGAAGGACTTTGTATCATTTTTTTTTATACTCATCATAATAACTATTTTATATATTTATTTAGAAACTAAATCTTTAGATGTTAAATTTGTAGAATCTGATTTAGATAATAGAACATATTTAGTGCGTAATTTACCAGATAAAAAAGAGGCAGCAAAATTACTATCTATTATTCGTAATAGATTATCAACATTAGTTAGTCATTTAAAAAACAAACTACCTAACGATAAAAAAGAAGATATTTTAAGATTAAGTAGTAATTGGAGACCTAATAATATTAGCGAAAGCTCACCTAATAATAAATACACATCTTATTCTATTAATAAAGGAGAAAAAATAGTATTTTGTCTTAGGTCTAGAGATGAAAATAATAAATTAGTTACTATTAATACTATGATGTTCGTTGCTATACATGAACTTGCACATTTAATGACAAAAGAGGTTGGACACACCAAGACTTTTTGGGATAATATGAGGTATTTACTAAAAGTAGCTATAAGCTTAAATCTGTATGTTAAACAGGATTTTAATAAAAATCCAGTAAAATATTGTGGAACTAAAATAACAGATAGTCCATTAAAATAATTTTAATCAATTAAAATTTTCTAATATATAATTAAGGTATAATGAAACTTTGTATGAATTATAGAAAAAATAATGTATACAAAATTGTTGATATAATTAGTAACGAAAGTTACATTTTTTTAGATATATTGGTAGAACAAATCGAACCAATTATACAAAAAATTGAAAAAGAATCATTCGCACGTTTAACTGAAGCCGAAATAACACTTCTTCAAAATTATTATGGGAATAATATAATTAAACTAATTAATACTAAAGAAAAAATAAATTTTGTTAAATTTAGCTTAAATGAAGAAGATACAATATTAACTATTAAAAAAAAAATATTAGTGGCAATATATGATATTCAAAATAAATATTATATACCTTTAGGTCACCAACATTTATGGATTGATAATAATAAATTAAATTTTAATGAATTAAATAATATTAGAAAAAGAATAATCTATGAACATAAAGATTATACATTAGCAGATATTAAAACGCTATATCCAAATTTTTCGTTTAATTCTAGTATAGCTGATTCTACAATAATAACTGAAAAAAATATTAATTTAGTAAATATTAATAATTCATATACTATATTAGGTTATAAGTATGTTAATACTAATGGTGATAAACTCTTAGACCCCAATCCACTAAATTTTTCAGAGGACAATAAACTCTTATTTGATGATATATTATCTGTACAAAATAGTTTTACGCTAAAATCATATCATAATGCTAATAATATAATTTATTTAGTTGACTATGCTAAATTATCTAAACCAACATTATTACAGAAAAATCCTAAATTATTAGAAGATACGAAATTTTTATGGCCATACATAGATATAGACATTGATTTTTCTGAATCTGAAGATAAATATATTAGTTATAAAACTATTATAGACGAATTGATAAATATTCAAAGTAAATACAATAAAATTTTATTTAACATTAATATTAAAAATATTTTAAACAATTCTAAACTCTCAAAAGAAATATCCAATAAACTAACATCTTCATATCAAACACCAGATACTATACATTTGTTTAATTCATGCAAAGTTTCTAATATTATAATGCAGGCAAATAAACATTTATCTATTAATATAAATTTATACGACATATTTAAAAAATTAGAATTAAATTATAATATACCATTTATAAAATTAAAAGATGAATCTAAGAATAACTTATTTAGAATATATCCAAAATTAATAAATAATAATGAAAAAAAAATAGTAAAAAAGGATTTTAAAAATTATGACAATTACATTAATCCATATAGTATACACAAATACAAAGGTATCATAAGTAAAAAAATTTTACTTAATTGGAAAACAAATAAAGTTAGCTATCGTGAAAATTTAAATATAAAGGATATGATGGCAACAGACCATATGTATACAAAAAATTTACTACCTGAACTGTCTATTAAATTTTTAAGATATAATCACCATGAATTGGTGGAAGAAAACAAATATGGTACATTATTAATTCATCATAATGGATTTATTGAAATTAAAATACTAAATTTAGATAAAACAGATACGTATACTAATTGGTCTAACATAAATAAAAATTTAGAAATAGTTCGTAGTATAGTTAATAAAATTAATAAATTATGTTATAATCAAATTCCAAATATAAGTAAAACACTTACAAAAGAATTTAATTTAAATATAATTTCGTTAGATAGTCAAAGTTCTATTATGTTGCCTAAAATTAAAATATCTAAATTAGAAAGCATTTTAAAAGAATTTTATCCGTATGTTTATATAACCAAATCTGAATCTAGAAATATCATAAATCTTAAATATAAAAATATTAACAAATTTGAATCTTTTTTATCTATTAAATCTTATTTTTATAGATTAAAGAAAAAATCAACTTTAAATATTACAGATTTTAAAAATGTTTGGATTGAACAGACAAAGAGATTATTTAACATGAGTGAATTAGAATCGATTAATATATTAGATGAATTTGGTGAAACATATGATAGTGAAGATGCTAAAAATATTATAGAATTAGAGACTGATATTCAAATAGTTAAACAAGAATCATATGTCCCCGACTCACCAGATTTATATTTTATTAATATTAATAATTGTAATAATTTGAAGGAAATACAAAACATCCATAACCTATTATCTGTTATTTTTTTTATATTTTATACACCAGATGCAAAAAAACCTACTTCACCAAAAGTTAAAAAAAAATTACCAGAAATTGAATTGGCAACTACTAATAAAAAATACGTTGATGATAGTAATATAGGTTTAGATGATAATTTTTCAGATTTAGATTTTTCGGATGATGAAAGTGAGGGTGAGGGTGATGGTGATGCCAAATTAGATGAATTAACTGAAAGTCAGTTTTTGGAACAAGAAGACGAACAAGATGAATCATCAGCATCCGAATCTGAGGAAGATGTAGAATTATTACCTGGGAAACAATCTATAAGAACATATATGGTAGAAATGAGAAAAGAGAAGGATAAAAAATTACATTTTTTCTCAACTAAATTACCACAATATTCACCATTTAGTATTAAATGTGGTGCAGTAGATATGCGTCAACCATTTATTTTAAGTAAGACTGAATTAGCTAATTTTAGAGCAAAAAATCCAACAGCATTTGATGAACTAAAAATACTAGAATGGGGGTCTTCTAAAAAAAGTAAAAATTTTTATATTTGTCCTAGGATTTGGTGTATTCGAGATAAGATTGCGTTAACTGACAAACAATTAATAGACAATGATGGTAAATGTCCCTTTTGTCAAGGTGAAATTATAGATCCACAAATAAAAGAAATTAAAAGTAATAAAACTATAATTATCAGACGAGCTGGGTCTAATAATTATTGGGCGGATGAATATACCAAAGACAAATATAAAAAAACACCTGCATGGAAAAATTTTTTACAAAAAACCGAAAAAGATGCTTATCCAAGTTTTTTGATTCCAGATAGACATCCTAATAATTTATGTATGCCATGTTGTAATTCTAATCCCGAAGGTAATTATGATAAATGTATGATAACAAATATAGATTTAGCTACAACTGGGAATAAAATAGATATCAACCAAGATTTAGTAATAGGAGGAGAAATTGATGGAGTTACACTTAATGAAAATACTACAGTATTAGTTAAAAATCAATCTGGAACCGAATCTAAAGATTCTAGTGGAAATTTAACTGGTAAACCATCTAATTTTAATAATATATTCATTGTTACTAAATCAACCCCTAAGATTAAAAAAAAATTTACTAATATAGATATTGATTTAGATAATAAAATGATATTTCATATAACTAATGGTATCGAAAATAAACTAACAAAATGGAGAATTATTATAAGTAGTCGTGGTTACCAGTTTGATAAAGAAACCAAGACAGATACCGAAGACAAATATATTTTAGGTCCTGATAAATTTCCATTAGGACACAAAAAATTAGGACTTTTGTCTCCTACATTAGATAAATTATTTAAAAATAACATTCATTCTAAAATGAGTTCAGGAGGCAAACCTAAATCAAATGTAAAAATGTTTTTACGTAGAGGTGTAAAACCTGATATAAATTCATCATTTTTATCATCTATAGCTTCATTAAAAGAATTTAATTGTTAT